TATAAGAAAATAAAAAAATGAATCTAAGTAAAAGTTTTACATTAAACGAATTAACAAAGTCGCAAGAAGCGACAAGACTTGGAATAGATAATATACCAAGTGATGAGCATATATTAAATTTAAAAATACTTTGTGAAAATATATTACAACCTATTAGAGATTTTTATGGAATGCCGTTGTCCGTGAGCTCTGGTTATAGATCCGCAGCGCTTTGTGAAGCTGTAGGCTCTTCATCTAAAAGCCAGCATACCAAAGGGCAAGCAGCGGATTTTGAAATATTTAGTATAGCTAATAAAGATTTAGCAGATTGGATAGTACAGAACCTTGATTATGATCAATGTATACTCGAGTTCTGGAATGAGAATGAACCTAACTCTGGATGGGTTCACTGCAGTTATTCAACAAACAGTAATAGGAAGCAATACTTGAAGGCTCAAAAAATAGATGGTAAAATTGTCTATTCACCAATGGGCTAAATATGGCAATATCTAGAGCACAGTTACCTAAAGAAATGGACGGAAAGTTACGTGGTGCACGAAAAGCAAAACGTGGACTTTGGGCAAATATTAATCGTAGAAAAAAATTAGGAATAAGTAGACCTAAATCTGAATCAACTATTTCTAAAGAAGCGTATAGCAATATGAAAAAAGGATTTCCTAAAAAGAAAGCTAAAGACGGAGACTTAATTGAAAAACAAGGTCCTATGGAAAAAGAAGGATATGCTATTGAACCACAAGTAAGAGGAGCAACTTCTTTTGATAATTATACTGAGAAAAAAACAAAAGGAGCAAGTTTGTATTTGCATACACCTGGTTATGGAAAAGTTGGTGTTCATTATGATAAAGATACAGATACTAATCCAGATTATAAACTTGATACAAAAAGAAAAAGTGTAAGTTATGAAATTCAAAAAGATATTGGACCAGGTACAGTTACAGCATCTACTTCTATGGGAACATCTAAAAATGAATTTAGAGAAGGTAAAACTAAACAAGGTATAATTTCTTATACTATACCACTTGGTAAAGCAAAAGGTGGATCAGTTAGAGGATCTAGAAAAGAATTAAGAGGAACTAAGTTTAAAGGTATATTTTAATGTCTGACGATAAAGAAACAGAAATTCAAAAGATGAAAAGACTTGGTACTAAAGAGTACATCAGACAACTTAATGAAGCTAAATCTAAAATGAAACAAGAAAAAGATTTTAATAAAACTGGACAATATGCTTTTAAATTAGATCCTATGCCTGAAAAAAGAGGCGGAATAATTAAAAAGAAAGTTAATAAATTATTAGCTGGTGGTTTACCAGATCCTAGTATGATTGTATCTACTATAGCTACAGCTAGTCCACAAGATTATGTTAATTATAAAACGAATACAACTGGTCAATCTTCTGGTCAACCAGAAGAAGCTACTGGTTATAAAGCTGTAAAGTTTGAGACAAAAACACCAGAAAAAGTAGAAGAGAAAAGTAAAGGTGGATTAGTGTATACTAAACCTTTTCAAAAGAAATATTATGGAGGACTTATATAAATGACTACTTCTGGAACAACTACATTTGATTTATCTATTGATGAAGTTATTGAAGAATCATATGAAAGAGTAGGTATTAGAACTAATTCTGGATATGATCTTAAATCAGCTAGAAGAAGTTTAAATATATTATTTTCAGAATGGGGTAATAGAGGAGTTCATTTATGGAGAGTAAAATTATATGAACAAGCTTTAACAACAGGAACTGCTACTTATACTACTCCATCTGATTGTAGTGATGTTTTAGAAGCTTATGTTTCTAGTTCTGCTGGAGCACCAGGAGAATCTACAAATGATTTATCATTAACTAAAATAGATAGATCTACTTATGCATCATTACCTAATAAAGGACAAACTGGTCAGCCATCACAATATTATGTTAATAGACAAGTGCAGCCTACAATTACTTTATATCAAGTACCAGATAGAATTCAGTATATTAGTTTAAAATATTATTACATTGCAAGAATTGAAGATGCTGGAGCATATACAAATGATGCTAATCTTCCATATAGATTTATACCATGTATGGTTTCTGGACTTGCTTATTATTTAGCACAAAAGAAAATGCCAGAAAAAGTTGATATGTTAAAACTAGCTTATGAAGATGAAATGCAAAGAGCATTAAATGAAGATAGTCAAAGAACTAGTTTATATATAACACCACAAGTATATTTTCCAAGAGGTTGGTAGATGCCAGTATTTTCTAAAGGTAAAAGATCAATGGCAATATCTGATCGTTCAGGTATGCAATTTCCATATGTTGAAATGGTTAGAGAATGGAATGGATCATGGGTTCATTATTCTGAGTATGAAGCAAAACAACCTCAGTTAGAATTAAAATCACCAGGTGGAGATGCACAAGCATTACAGTTTGCTAGACCAGATGTTAGACCAGGCGGTGGTTGTGAAGTATTATTAGATTTATATTATTGGCCAGGACAATATTTATCAAATGGTATGCAACCTGGAATTAGTGGAGATATAATTAATTATAAAAGATCAGCAGTAACAAGTGTTGGTAATGTAACAATAGTAATATCATGACATACGCAGAATTATTACAACAAATTAGAGATTATACAGAAGTAGATTCATCAGTTTTAACTGATAGTATTTGTGATACTTTTATTAAAAATTCTGAATATAAAATATTTAGACAAACAGATGCAGATTATTCAAGAGAATATGCAACGTCTAGTTTTACTTCTGGTAATAAATATTTACTATTACCAAATGATAGTACAGACGAAGGATCTACAACTGTTAGAAGAGCTATAATTGTAAGGTCTGTTGTTGTTACAAATACATCTAGTATACAAGTATCACTAGAACCAAGAGACGATACCTTTATTACTGAATATAATTCGGATAATTCAACTGGCTTCCCAAAATATTATGCTATGTTTAGAGAAAGTGCTATTGTAGTTGCACCTGTTCCAGCTGCGGCATATTCTGTAACTTTAGATTATGTTTATACACCTGATAATTTAAGTTCTACTAATACAACTACTTATATTAGTGAAAATGCACCAGAATTATTATTATATGCTTGTTTAGTTGAAGCTTTTGCATATCTAAAAGGACCTGCTGATATGTACAAACTATATTCTGACAAGTATAATGAAGCATTACAAGGATTTGCGTTAGAACAAACAGGAAGAAGACGCAGAGACGAGTATGAAGATGGTTCAATGCGTATTAAAATACCTTCACCATCACCATAATAACTATTAAGGAGTACAATATATGGCAATATCACAAGCAGTATGTAATTCTTTTAAACAACAAATTTTAGAAGGAGTACATAATTTCGCAACGGGTGGAAACGTTTTTAAATTATCACTTTATACATCAGCGGCTAACTTATCAGCTTCAACAACTGTTTATACTTCAACTAATGAAGTATCAAACACTGGTCAGTACACTGCGGGTGGCGGAACACTAACAGGTCAACAAACTTCACTTGATACAGGTGTAGCAATTGTTGATTTCGCAGATTTATCTTTTACAGGAGTTACTTTAACTGCGGCAGGTGCTTTAATTTATAATACATCAGCAACTAATAAAGCTGTATGTGTTTTAGATTTTGGCGGAGATAAAACAGCAACAGCTGGAACATTTACAATTCAGTTCCCAGCATTTACTTCTGCAGCAGCAATATTAAGAATAGCTTAAGGAGTATTTTATGTCGGCTCCCTGGGGTTCAGGCGTTTACGGTATTGGATACTGGGGAGAAGGCAATCAAGACGTAACTGTAGAGTTTGCAGCTTGGGGCCAAGGAACGTGGGGCGCTAATGCTTGGGGTGTAGGCAATGTTCTTACAGCACTTACAACAAATATAAATTCAGTTTCAATTGCAATTGATAATGATGTTGCATTAACTGGAAATCAATTAAATTCTACAACTAATACAGTTTTTGTAACTGGAGATTCTAATTTAACATTATCTACAAATTTATTACAAATAAGTTTAGGTAATGAAAGTACTTCTGCAGATGTTGCAATTAGTTTAACAACATTAAATTTATTAAATACAACTATTGGACCAATATCTATTACTGCAGATGGAACAGTTTATGAAGATATAGTTGGTATTCAATTAAATTCTACAACTGGAACATTAACAGCTGATGCTGGAGCTTCTATTGAAGTATCTGGAAACACATTAACCACGGCTCTTGGTGATGAAACATTAACAGGAGATGGAACAGTAACATTAACTAGCGTAATTGCCACTACTTCTGTTGCGTCTGTATCTGTTGATTTAGCTACGGTAGTACCTACTGGAGTTTCAGCTAATGTAACCACTGGAACAGCTGGATTTGTAATAGACGGAACAGTAACGTTAACAGGCTTAAATATGACTACTAGTACAGGTAGATTATACGTATCTGCTTGGGCTGTAATAAATATTAACTCTACTTCTAGTTGGACAG